GGCAAATAAAAATCTTCAGACATCATAATTTACCTTGATAGACTTTAAAATAAAATCGTAAATCATATTTTGTTCTTTTTCATTGTTATTAGGAAACTTTTCTATATTAAACATCAATGTCATATTTGACATAATATTGGATATTTTACTCTCACGTCCACGAAGCCAAGTTTCGTCTTGATTGCTACCACGTTCTTTATATCGTTCTTGTCTTATATTCTTTTCAGTTGCCAAATAGATAATTGTAGTATCATAATTTTCAACACAATGTTCTAAGAAAGATGCTGTAAATAATCTATCTCCTTCAAATAATAGTATACTATTTTTTGGCAATAAAGCAAGGAATTTTATTGCTTCTGGTTGAACGGCCATAGACATTCTATCAGTACCAGAAAACACTTCTCCTTGTTCATATTTACCAAGAAGATATATATTATGTTTTTGCATATAAGGAACAAGTTTAAAAGAATCATACTTAGGATCAAATTTATAATGATCTACAATTCTATTCATTAATGTAGTTTTACCAGATCCTGGTTCACCACCAATCGCAATAATTTTCATAATTACTCCATAAAACTTATAATACCATCAGATTTATTAAAATCGTTCTCAAAACATCCCCAATCTTTATCCATCATTATAACTTGACCTGTTTGTAAATAATGGTTTTGTTTTTCTGGTTTTAGTCCTGGGTCTGATAGATTGTCTTCTAATCTAAGATATTGTGGTAAACAATCTTTTCTCATTTGCCAAAATATATCAAAATTACATCCCCATTCTTTTTCAGCGTATTTTATACGATCATGAAACATATCCATATAAACATTAGGATAACGACGATTGGGTCTATACCAAGATTTATAACAACAAAATGTAGATTCTAAAGTAAACAAACTTACGTCATTATGATCGATTCGAGCTTTGGCTTCTTCAAATAAGATATTTGATTCTTTTTTTAACCATTCAATCGTTTCAGGTCGATATTTTAACTCTTGTTTCCACCAATCTAAATCGTCTCTTCCTAAAACTTTACAAAGACCATTTCTATGACTTCTAGAACCACTAATATCTTCAAGAAAAAGATTATTACAATCTATATTACGACCTTGTATACGAAGATACTCAAGATAAGAAAATGCAGAAAGACGACCAAAACTTAATAAATTGTTTCTAACAAAATCCCAAGTTTTTTCAAAATTCTTATACTTATCTTCAGTATCTTGAAAACTATTAAAAAATTCAACTTGAGAACCAAATTTATCAACTTGATCTTTATAAGATTTTACACAAGCAACAAATCCGGTTTTGCCAATCTTAAAATATTTACGATCAGAATCCCAACCAGAACCAGCCTTAAATTTCTGATGATTATCGTTCCACCAAGAATCTAATTTATCTAGATTTAAATTCTTTATTGTTGGAAACTTTTGAAAAATGAGATATGTTGTTACAATATTTTGAGAACAACCATTAATGAAAGCTATCCATAATTTTTGCTCTTCATTCAAATTAAAATATTCTGACAACCAAGGCATAGCAAAATAAACTGCTCCTGGATGTGATTTATACTTTAAATGAAATTCGTAAAAACGGAGAAAAACTTCTCTACGATATTGAGGGAGACGAAAATCCATCCCCTTTTGTAGGTCTTTTATTTCAGGTAGATCGTTGAGTTCAGACCAACGCCCTAATATTTGTTTCGCACTTATATTCTCTAATACCATTAGGGAAGTTTCCATATTTTTCAAACAAATAATTATACATATTTTCTTTTCTTGGTTTGCTTCCTACAATCCAAAACAAAGTCTTATCATTAATAAGTTGTGGTAATTTTTCCATAACGTAGGTCATTACTTTACCTTCGTATGTTGGATGTAATTCTATATCTTCATAAGTATAAAGCATTTCATCCTGATAGTCAACATATTTAGTTGTATGTAAATCGAAATGATGTAAATTAAATCTATAATTTACATTATTTTCATAAAAATTTTCAAAATTATTATCATATTTTTTTTGGATATTTGGACTATCATGATATATTCTAGTATATGGTTTAGTGTATATACCACTTACTTTTTCTATAATATCAAGTCTTTCTTCAATAAAATCTATCTTATTCGGACCAATACCAATTAAGTAAATATTTTTTATACTTTTCGGTTTAAACCTGGCTATACCATAAAGAATAGAAGTACAGCTATTACAACTACCTGCCGGTATAATCAAATTTTCAATATTATCTGGAATATTTCTAACTTGTTCTGATCCAATATAATGAAATCTTTCTACTCGATTAGATGGATTAGTTTTATGATCTAATGTAATACCATATTCAAGATAAAAATAATCTTTTAGACGATCATCATTTTCTAAAAGTTCTTTTACTTTTCTTTGAAGTACTGGATTATACGCAATATTAGGATTAACGTAAAATTTTGCATTAAACCAAGTAGCCATAGCAACATTTTCATGTTTATGTGCAATAGAAGGTTTAGTGGCTCCAATAACATGAATACTATTTAAATTATAATGTTCAGCAACAGCAGAACCCATTGGCAACTGTGGTGATTTAACACTCGTGCCAGAAATAATACCAACTGGATTTTTACCAGTTTTTACATATTCGTCAACTAACCAAATACATTGACGAAGTTTAGAACCATTAATACCACCGTATCCAAGCGGGGCAAATTTATCTTCTCTTTTAAAGTAAGTATTACCAATTTTCTCAACTGGTGTTAAATGAAACATATAATCGCTCCATTTAATAACAGAGCGATCTATACTTATAGTATCAAATATCGTTTCGTTCATATGAACTTATCCAAATTATTTCTTTCATGTAAAAGTTTTAATCCATTTTCACCAACTCCAGAACCAAAATAATAGTACATAATTTCTTTTGGTGATGTATTTTCTATCATATAATAAAAACAAGATCCATGATATGCACAACGAGTTACTGAATAACCAAAATCATCATATAAAATTTTACTCATCATGTTAACATATGTTTTAGGATCTGAAGTAATATTATCATCATATTTGTTTTTATACCGATTCCAATGCATATGGAACATAAATCTACAACCATCAGTTATTAAAATTTTCTGAGGTTTATAAGAAACAGTTCTTTCTAATTCAGCACGCCACAGTCCATCTTTATATCTAGTAACTCCAAAATAGGGAAAATCAGCAACACAAATATCCATTGGAGTAGTAGCCATATGAATATGTGAATCACCATGTATAATTTCTACGTTATCATAATTTCTCAAAGCATGTTTTAATTGATTATAACATTCTTCATCTAATTCTATAATTTTATGATGACTTGGTTTTAACACATTATTCAAAGCAATAGAAAAAACACCAACTCCTCCGAAAGGTTCCTCTAATCTTAAACCTTTCGGAGTGTTTTGTAAACACCACATTACGCATTGAATATTTTTACCAGTTTGTGCTCTAAGTTTACTATCATTAACATATTGATAATAAGAAAGAGCAGCCCCTTCTACCTTCTTTGCTTCTCCCGGCAATAATTCAAATTCATATTCATTCATTACCAATAATTTTTGTATCATTGAAAAAAGCTTTCTAGATTAGATTCTTGATCTTTCCCATAAGGATCTTTCATATTATGCGCATGAAGATAATCATACCATTCTTGATCTTCCCACATACCAGGGGAAACGCCATTCCAAAGTGGGCGCCAAAATTTATGTTGTTTATTCATCCTACGTTCATCAACATACTGTTTACGCAAACATTCATATTCCCAAGATTTCAACTCAAGCATTTTTTCGCGGAAATAACAAACTATTGAAATGCGTTCGGCGTTTTCATGATTCAATCTAATATCAGTATTACCATGAATAATTTCATGATTATTTACAAGAAGAAGATCACCAGGACGAACATTAACAGCTGTTTTAATTTGAGGAAAAACTAGATATCCTCCTGTATATTCACCAGCACCAAGAACAAGGAGATTAGAAAGTCCTTCATTCAAATCTCCAGCATCTCTATGGCAAGCAGTTCTAAAAGATTTATTGACAGTAATTGTAGTGAATACTGTTTCAGGAACAAGAAATCTAGGATCTAATTTATCTGCTTCTTTTTTTTGATTACCCCAACGCCATGGAAGAAGTTCTTTAAATCCTCGATCAAGAGATTTAAGAAATGAATAAGCCATGATAAATTTTTCAAGATTCTTTTCAGTATAAGCTGTTGCTCTACCATAAGGAATACGCGGATAACGATCATACCATCCAGCAACACCAGACCAAACGGTCTTAGCATAATTAGTAGTCGAAATCCAATCTGTAGCAACTTTATTTGCTTCTTCTATTATCATTTCTTTTGGTTTATTACTAAGACCATCAACCCATTTATCAAACCATCCATGATATTCTGGATATTCTTTACAAACTTCTGAACGTAACCAAACTTGCCCACGAACATCGTCGGCGTCTTTTGGATTATAATTTTTATACTTTTCTCTAATACTCGTAACAGAAACGTTTTCTAAAATATTGGCTGTCGGATTAATGAGAAAATCAAGAATTTCGAGTTGATATGGAGTTACCCAATCACGTCCACCACGACCTTCAGCACCAAGCATTTCTCCTCGAGGACCTGCTGCAATACCACGGTTTTGAGATTCTGAAGCTGCTTCTCTAAGACCTATATAAGCTTGTTCTAGTTCTTCTTTATTGAAATAATTTTTACGAAACTTAAAAGCAATACGAAGTTCATCATTTCCCTTATCACAAACTTCGCACCCTTTACCACCACAAGTTGCCTTTTGAGCAATATCGCAAACAGGAGGAAGATAACAGTCAGTATCTTCTTCAATCAAAGTATCATAATGAGATTCATTTGGATATTGTCCTAACATATGTTCCATATCCAATAATTCTTTAACTACAATTCTTTTAACCATATAAATGTCCTTTCAATAAATCATTTTATATTATATATGCAAAAATTATAGCGTAATTATGGCATTTAAACAAGTCGTTTTTTCATCTTCTAAAATCTTTTTAATATTTGGTGGTTGCCATCCAGATGGCTTCATCACTTTTCCATCTTCGCGATAGAGCGGTTTCCCATCCACAAGTTTGGCCATGTTTGAACGATGGACCTCGGTAAACACTTTGTCAAGAGGTATACCGTAAGATACAGCAGTGCCACAGGCAATGTAAATAATATCAGCAAGAGCATCAGCAATCTCGACAATATCATCATTAATTTCTGCATCATTATATTCATTGAATTCTTCTTTCAAAAGTTTACGTCGAAGTTCGCGTTCTTGACCTAGATAATCGCCAGGTAGGTTTGGATTTTCACTAACTCGTTGACCAAATGCAATATGAAAATCTTTTACGTCATTATACCAATTAGACATGTTCTATCTCCGTGCAATTAACATCGCCTTCTTCTAAGATTATTTTAGAATAATTTTCTAATTCTTCCCATTTTGGATTTGTATTTTTATTTTTATAGTAAAAAAGATTTTTAATACCAGATTGTACGATTGATTTAGAACATTCTGGACAAGAAGCTGGATTCATCATTGTAGGATATAC